ATCTTGCTGCGGCCAAACCGATGGACCGTACACGCGAGCAATTACTCGCACTCGTCCCGCCGATGAAATATAAGGACGGGCGAACAAAACAATCATTTAAAGATGATACGGACATCAATAAAATAATGGCTCGGTTTGAAAAAACCGGAACCATCTCACATCTGGCTAAATTCGAAGGCGTTTACGCAGACTTCTCGGACTTCGATTTCCATGAACAAACAAACAAGCTGACTCAAGGGCGCGAAATATTCGACGCCCTACCGGCAGAAATCCGTAAGGAATTCGGTCAATCTCCGGCAGCATTCTTCGCGTATGTCAACGATCCAAAAAATGTCGATGAACTACGCAAAAAACTACCTGCTCTGGCAGCGCCGGGGCAGCAGTTACCGCGTACGGCAGGGCCGGACGCAAATCTAGAGGCCGCTGATGCGGCCGCGAGCGAGCCTGTGGCGAGCACAACAATCATACCTACGCCGGCATCTACGCCGGCACCTACGGCGGCTACGCCGCCACCTACGGCGCCTGTGGCGACGTAAAAAGTACAGCATTACTAGACACTGTACTGGCGCACTGGTCCCACCATGCGCCAAAAAGGGAGCAAAGCGACCTAAAACTCCAGGTATCGCTATACCTGGGTACTTAATGAGGCCAGACGGCTTTAGCTGTAGGAGCAAATACGTAGCGCAGCGTAGTTAGCGACGTACAGATACCCAGTCTGGCCGATTAAAATAAAAAGTATACAAAACAACAATAATCAACTAATCTGGGTCTTTAGACGCATCGACTCACGGAAACGCCTCCATGATAAAAATTCTGCTGGTTACTTTCCTCACCAGCTTAATGGTTGGCTGTTCGACCACACTTCGGTGTGGTTCGGACGGGCAATCCTCATACGTTGAGATCATCAACGTTCCTTCGTACTACGAAATCAAAAACTACTCGGAGCTATGCAATGCGACGCAGAAAAATGTCTCGCCGGTCATCCCGGCGAAACTTCAAACGTAATTCGGGCGTTCACCCGAAAAACACGCGGTCTCCAAATCAACGCGGTGGCTACCGTCTCTAAATGCCGTGTTATTCGCCACTTCAAGGCTATAAGGATATAACAACCGGTGGCCTGGTCTTCGATAAAAAAAATGCTCACACGCAAATGGAAGTGGCTTGCGGTCAGTGCTTTGGCTGTCGCGTGGATCATCGGCTCATGTGGTCTATCCGAATTGTCCACGAGGCGGCCATGTACTTGGATAACTACGGCAATTCATGGGCTACTCTTACTTACCGAGACCCGTCAGCCTGCAACGACAGGCAATATAAAAACGGGTACCACATTGATAAACATGGGCAACTGCACCCAAAACACGTCTCCGACTTCGTCCGCTCGCTTAGAAAAGCAAATAAGGATCACAAAATCCGGTACTTTTACTGCGGCGAGTACGGGGACGAAAATCAAAGACCGCATTATCACATCTGCATCTTCAACCATTCCTTCGACGATCAATACCTTTGGAAAGACGACGAAGGACTGTATACATACACTTCTGAAGAACTCGAAAAACATTGGCCCTGGGGGTTCACCACAGTGGCCGAACTCAATGTGCGAACGGCTGCTTATACTGCCGGTTACGCACTTAAAAAAATTACGGGAAAAAGAGCCAGCGATCATTACTTACGATGCGACGAGCAGGGCGAGGCATACTGGCTACTTCCCGAATATATACGGATGTCGACTGGTCGCGGAAAACCGAGCGGACTAGGAGCATCCTTCTATGAAAAATATAAAACGGATATGTTCCCAAGCGATACAACACCGATACCAGGATACGGGGAATCACAACTGGTGCCTCGGTACTATCAGAATATCTTGGCCGAACAAAATCCATCGATGCTCGAAGAAATCAAAGAAAGGCGGCAGGAGTTCATCAGGCTACATGCTGCCGACTTCACACCGGAGCGACTGCGGGACAAATATATCTGCGCACGCGCAAAAGAAAAACATTTAAAGAGGAATCTCTAATGAAAGTGCAATGCTATGCAATCTTCGATACCTGTGCAGGTATCTACGAAAAACCTTTCTTTTCAACGGCTGACGACCTGGTAAAACGCGAATTTCAAGATGTCGCGATGACGGTCGATCATCCAATCTCAAGACACCCCGAGCACTATTCGCTATGGCGGCTCGGAATCTTCGATAATATAAATGGCGATCTCACAGATGAGGCAAACGAATGTCTGTGGAACGCAACAGAAGCTATCTCTCAGGGACAATTACTCGCTAATGCAGACGGCGAGGACACCGGACTTAAATAATGCGATCACAACATAACTTCAGTCAAACACCGAGCGTGTCTATTCCACGCTCAACTTTCAATCTGTCGCATGGACATAAAACGGCATTTGATGCCGACGTGCTGGTACCAATCTGTCAACCAATAGACGTAATCCCAGGATCTACATTCAATTTTCGCACATCGTTTTTCATGCGGTTAGCTACACCGCTGGAGCCTATTCTTGACAATCTTCATTTCGACACGTTTGCGTTCTTCGTAGCGTATCGAACAATTTGGGATAATCACGAAAAATTCCACGGGGCTCAGGATGACCCCGGTGATTCTATCTCTTTCACTATTCCATTAATCTCAAAACCAAATAACGCGGCTAGCGGTTTAAACAGCTTATGGGATCACTTCGGGCTACCGACACTGGCAATACCGGACGACGTACCGGTGTCATGTCTGCCGTACCGGGCAATGACAAAAATTTGGAATGATTGGTTCCGGTCGGCAACGCTTCAGGATTCGCTGATAGAAAATACGGGGAACGGGCCGGACGTGCCGGTGTCGACGGTGCCGACTGCCGGACAGACAAGCGCGGACCTTATGGTACGCGGTAAGCGCTTCGACTATTTCACGAGTGCGCTGCCGGCACCGCAACGCGGTACAGCGGTTAATCTGCCGTTGGGTACATCTGCGGATGTGCACACGGCAGTGGCTACGCTTGCGGAAATCGGTGTGTTTAGTGTGGCTGACAGCGATTTCTTAGATATAACGACAAGCGGGGCTACCGCAAAGATGGGATCGGGTGGCGCAGCGCCCGAAACCGGTAAACTGTTCGCCGATTTATCTGGTGCAGTAGGCGCAAACGTCAATGACGTGCGCCTGGCATTCGCTACACAACATATCCTTGAACGAGACGCCCGTTCTGGCACCCGCTACGTCGAATCACTGAAGGCCAGATGGGGTGTAACGTCTCCCGACTTCCGCTTGCAACGCGCGGAATATCTTGGCGGCGGCAGTTCGAGAGTGAATATTTCACCTATTGCGCAACAGACGGCGTCTACTACTCCAACAGCACCGGCGGCGCAGGACAAGCTAGGCAATCTTGCCGGTATAGGCACTGCCAGTGGTACACACTCATGGTCTAAATCGTTCGTGGAACACGGTGTAATAATCATCTTGGGGAATCTCCGCGGCGACATCTCATACTCTCAGGGAGTCGACCGCTATTGGTCTAAAACGACCCGTTATGATTTCGTATATCCCGAAATGGCAAATATCGGGGAACAAAGCATCTTAAATTCTGAAATCTGGATTACGGGTACTGGGACACCGGCAACCGATGATCTCGTCTTCGGCTACACAGGCCGGTATGACGAACATCGGTATCTTAGCTCAAAACTTACGAACATAATGCGACCTGCAAGCTCTGGCGGTACGCCTACTGTCGGGTCGCTTGAGTCATGGCATCTATCAGAAGATTTCGCAACACTGCCTGCGTTGGGCGCAACATTCATTCAATCGAACACAGCGATCCCGTTGGATCGGGCTATCGCAATAACAACAGAACCGCACATGATCGCGGACTTTTATCATAATATTAAAGCCGCAATACCGTTGCCAACTTACGGCGTGCCGGGGTTAACTCGACTGTAATGGCACACGTAAGGACACATCCGGGAGCTATAACGAGCGGTGGTGTTCCACCACCGACGCCGTGGTATAACCAACCTTGGGCGCAAACGATCGGTAGTGCGGTAGTATCTGCCTATGGACAGAATCGACAAAATCAAGAAAACCGCCGGGTCGCGGAAACGAACCGGGCCTTTCAGGAGCGTATGTCAAATACGGCGATCCAAAGAAGGATGGCTGACTTACGAAAAGCAGGCCTTAATCCTATTCTCGCCGGACGCCATGATGCGTCAACTCCGGCAGGAGCAATGCAAACAATGGGCAACGTCGGCGCCGCAGGCGTCGAAGGCGCAAGTAAAGGCGCAACTACGGCTTTTCAAATCCAACAAATAAAAAATATGAAAGCACAAGAACAATTCACTATCGCACAAACAAGGGCGATCCACGGCAAAGAAGAAATCGGCGATGTAATCGGCGATACCGTGGGAGCGCTAAGAAGTGGCACTGGCTTCGTCCAGAGGCTGGCTAAAGATGTAATCTTGAAGAAACCAATCCAGGCAACAAGGCCACCTTCGAGGGGAAATATCCCCGTAACAACAGGACAGGAAGCGTCTAAAATTCCTGCTGCAATAAAAGCAAAATATAATAACTGGGCTCGCAATGAGGCAAACCTCTGGGCTCAGGCATATGAAAAAACGAGCGGCAAGAAAGCCACTCGAAAAATGGTAGAAAAATACTACTTAGAACTTCTGAAACTTAAAACAAGGACGCAATAAAATGTCTCTTCGAATCAGAAATCTTGCTGCGGCCAAACCGATGGACCGTACACGCGAGCAATTACTCGCACTCGTCCCGCCGATGAAATATAAGGACGGGCGAACAAAACAATCATTTAAAGATGATACGGACATCAATAAAATAATGGCTCGGTTTGAAAAAA